TGGTACGATAAAACCCATCAACTAAATTCTTTGTCTCTCTACAAGTCCTACACTCTCTATCAGAAAGTAACAAATGACCCAATGACAGGTTCTCATCTAAATCAAATTCCATTAAGAAAGATAATCCCACATATATGATCTTTCACCATATTCATCCGAAGCTTTATTCCATCTGTCTCCTTCTGCATCTACAAATGTATCACTATCTAAACCATCATCTATAAAACCAAATGGTGCCATATCCTGTTCAATTTGATTTTTCTGTTCTTCATATAATCTTTTACGAACATCTTGATCAGTAAGTTCTTTAAAATAATCTTGAGCAACTAACCATGCATATATTACAAGACACATAGCAAGGTCATCATTACATCCTTCTTCTGCCTCAAATGAATTACTTTTAGATATGAATGTAGTAAGTTCTGAAATAATATCATAATCATTAATGATAACTTTATCACCTTCAATCATTGTCTTAAGGTTCAATGATCCAACCTTCTTTACTGTCTTGGACATCTTGACACCTAATTGTGTCTTCTTACCAGAGAATCCTTGACCAACTATTTGACCTGCACGTCCTCTCATAGAACACATAAGAAGGTTAGAGTATTCAAGATCATAGTTTAGAATAGATGCAACTTGATCTCCAATATCATTTACCTCACATAATATAAATGCATTATTATAATTTCTTGCTACTTCCCAAATAATATTCGGGAACAACATAGGTTTGATTTCATTATTTCTATACTTTGCCACAAGACGATGTGGAAACTCGGTGATATCAACTACAATAAATGCAGAGTAGTCAAAACCAACCCCTCTTGCAACGTCAACCGTAATCATGTAGTCATGTTTTTCTTTAGGTTGTTCGTATACATCCAAACCAGCATTTTGTGTGGTTGGATTTTCATAAACCATCGCTTTCAGTTTCGATGGTGCAATTAAGGTATCAACAGATCCTAAGAACTCACATTCAAACTCAACTCTAAACTGTGATTCAGAAGTGTTCTTGATTGTCTGTTCTTTCCATACAGCATCTCTGCCTGGTACTTCTGACCAGTGAACTTCAGTAGGTACGTATTCATTTTCTCCTCTTTCAGCATCATGCCAATATCTGTAAAAATGATTCATCCCGTGAGGGGTAGATACCATAATTACTTTGGTATTCTTACCAGAAGAAATAGTAGGATAAACAGATGCAAAGAATTGTTCAGCAATATGATTCGGTATGAACGCAAATTCGTCTAAGAATATGATGTTATAAGATCCACCACGAACAGCAGATGCAGACGTAGATGCTGCGATAATCTTAGATCCATTCTCCAATTCCATGGAACCTTTATTATACACAAGGATTCCTTGCTGCATCCATTTGGGCAGTTTTTCGTATGCAAATTGTAATCTGTTTAGTAGATCTCTAGCAGTCGATGCTTTGTTTGCTAGAATAGCAATATTAACATTAGCATTAAAGAGAGCATAGTGTAAGAGATACGACACGCAAGTTGTAGACTTACCTGTCTGTCGTGGCATCTTACAGATGTTAAATCTATTCTCATGAAATCTCCTTACCAACTTTTCTTGGAAAGGATACATCTTAAAGGGAACTTCTCCCTCATCAAGAGAAACAATCTTTATATAATTTAAGGCAAAATATACAGGATCATCTTTACATTTTAGAAACTCAACAATTTGTTTTTCAGTAAATTGAATTTGAGTATTCGCTCTTTTTAGATTCGGATTACCAAGATATACGTTATCACTCATAGTTTAATGTGGATCATAATATCTTAGAAGTGCTCCTGTTGAAACAATGAGCACTACGACAGCAATAATAATAATATTCATTTTAATTATAATGAAATGCAGGTTTATTAGTTTTACCTAGTTTTCCACTTCTAACTTTTGTGCCAGAAGTTTGACCCATACCAGAAGGATTCTTACCTGGTTTTGTTTTACCTAAACTAAAGGAGGGACTAGGTTTTTTAGATTCAGTATCATGTAATCTTGCAGGTTTGTTTTTATCCTTTGTGATTACAGACTCTTGACCATGTTTTCTACCGAGACGACGCATGACCTTACCGAAACGACGTTTGGACATTCCTGGTTTAGGACTTGTTTGGTATGAAACCTCACGTCCTGTACCTTCTCCTGATGAATATTTATATTCACCAACTCCCTTTTTATATCCAATTCCTTTCTTTTTTAAATCTGTTTCAAGAGATTTACGTTTCGCTCTATTTGCTTTTTCATCAGTTCCACGATCGGCACTAATGTTACCAGTCTGCTGTGTTCTAGATTTTTGCATCATACGGGTAGTAGGGTTACCCTCTGCCATAAACTGTTTAAAACTTTTCATTTTAACAATTCCATGCTCTTAGTGACTTAGATAATCTATCATCACCTGTATTGTTAGATGGTTTCTGTCTCTTTCTCATTCCTTTCATTCTAGCGCAGAATGATGCCCTGCGGGGGTTTCCAACTTTCTTGCTAGGTGCTTTAAGGTCAGATCCAGGATTTTCGCGTTCGTAACTTCTTCTGCCTTTTTCGTTAAGTCCGCCTGACTTGTTTTGTCCTGACTTTTTTGTCCATGCTGCTCCTTCTTCGACATTGTTTGTCTCCTCTTTTTTTACACAGCGGTTGTACGTTTTTCCGAATAGTTTTTGGGTTCCTTTCTTCTCATAACCTTTCCAACATTTTTTTGCTTCACCTATTTCAACTTCTTCGTTCTTAGGGCGACAATCATTTACCAATTTGCCCCCTTTCATTTTCATTCCTACTTTTTTATGCGTTTTCCAACATTCCGCTTGGAAATTAGCAAAGGTCGTTGTACCTTCAAATTCTTCTTTCTTTGTTTTATTTCCCCAATTCTTTGCACCAACTTTTCGGCATTTGACAAGTGCACCGCTTGCATAAGCACTTGGCCAAACTGAATAACGAGATTTTACTTTCGTATAACAGGCATCTTTCTTGCCCTCAAGAAATGTTTTAAATGAATTCATTTGTTCTGTTGCCACGTTCTTTGCCTTACCTTTTCTATTTGGGTTTGGGTCTTGACGGTTCTTACGACGAAAAGCAGCATCCTCTTCCTTTTTATTGAGGTTGCGCTTCATTTTAGATGATCCACATTTTGGTTTAGTTTTTTGTCCTGGTTGTCTAGCACAGGGCTTTCCTGAGTATTTACCGCCCAGTTGAACCCAACCAGGGGTACCATCAGAAGAGCGACTCTTGCTAAACCAGTCACGCAAAGAACTATCACCACTTTTGTTTTCATCTAATCTCATCGTAAACGATAGAACACTTACTTATTATTTAGTATTCCTTTTTTTAGTAACTTCTGCAACTCTGTAGTTGACCCAACAAAAACAGCATTATTAGTTACGTTACCACCTACTGGTTTTCCACTATCTTCCTCAAGTTGTTTTAGTTTCTTTTGTAAATCTAAAAGTTTATCTGTATTATCACCAACACTTTTTAAAATCTGACCAGCAACTTCATATGCTCTAGGACTGTCACTTTCTGCTGCTAGTTCCATGATTCCGTTGAGTGCTTCTTGTCCCTTTTCAATTAAGGAATACAAGTTACCTCTAGTGTATTCATAATCTTTAGTTACATCATCTGTTTCTTGTTTAGGAATTGGCACAGCATCTTTCTGAATCTCAGTAATACTAGATTCGATTGATGTATCTAGTGCTTCATTAATTTCGTCAAATTTGTTGTCTTTCATCATCCGTCAACATCCTTTCCTTCACTTGGACTATATTTAGTTGGAGTCAAATAAATTGATGTAGTTTCATTGAATCCAAAATCATCACCTGCTTCGACTAACGGATCATCGGCAGCAGTAATCGCTCCGTCGTCGTTGTAATCTTTTTTCGCTTTTGGTGTAGTTGTATATCTGACACTCTTTCTTGCGGTTCTTGTATTTGTATCTTGGTAGATATCGACCATAACCTTCTTGATGATTCCATCTGGAGAATCTGCGATTGCACCAAAGAGTTGAGTTTTTGCAGTAAAAGTCAATGTATAAATGAGTGCTCTACGAGTTGTAAAGTCTCCCTCATATTCATCAGAAAAACTAATATTGTTTAGTGTAATAGGAATATCTCTTTTCTCTCCAATAGAACTTACTAGGTCTATCGTAACATTAAAACTTGGTTGGAAATAAGGTAATATCTGTTCAATAATTTGTAAAGCATCATCATTTAATTTTGTAAAAATTGATAATGAAAATTGAAGATTATAAGGAACAGG